CCGTCAGGAAAGGCAAAGTGATTATCCCAAGATGGTGCTTGATGGGATTCCCACAATTCATCTTCTTTGCCGAGGAGATACAAATCATACACCCAATTAAAACCTTCAGGAGTAGTAATGAATATTGCCTTTCCTTTTCGGTCAGATAATGTGGGAGATAAATACATATCCCATATTTTCCTCTTAACTTTAGCTGCCTCATCAATTATGAGCAGATCTAAACCTTCTCCAACAAGAGAATCAGGATTATCTGCAGATTTAGCTTCAACTGTAGTTCCCCATTTGAATTTTATAATTCTATCTTTTTCAGAGGCTCTTATTATATCATTAGGGCGACCAATAACCATTTTCTGCCAAACTTCTCTAAACATTAAATCGGCTTTATCGTAAGAAAGACCTACAAGCCATATTCTTTTGTTTGGTTGTGAAGCATAATAAGTAGCTTCCATAGCAGAGGCAGTTGTTTTGCCAAATCTTCTTCCACAGACCATTACAAAAAACCGTGCACTTTTTTTTAGTGGAAAGTGCAGTTTTGATTGACCAAAATGAGGGTTATACCCCATAAAATCAAACCACTTTGATTTATATTTTTCTAATGATTCTTTCAATAATTTGCATTATTACCTATATTTAATTTAAGTTATATATAGTTATTTTGCAAAAATAAGTAAAATACACTTAAAAATAATATAAAATGGAGGGCAGTATGTCCGAAGAAAAAACAACAGCAGTAGAAGAAACAGTTAGTGAAGCTCCTGCTACAGAAACAAATCAAGATAGCTCTAATGATGGGTTAATTGCAGAAAGCAAAAAGTATAGAAAAAGAGCTCAGGATGCAGAAGCTCGTTTAATGGAATATCAGAAAAAGTTCCAACAGGCTGAAGAAGATAAACTAAAAAAGAAAGAAGAATTTAAAACCTTATACGAACAGGCTTCTTCTAAACTTGATGGATTATCTGCTAATGCTGAAAAATGGACAAAGTATGAAGAAACCAAGAGAGCATCTTTGTTAGAAAATCATCCTGAAGATGAAAGAGAGTCTTTATCTAAATTAGATTTAGAAACTCTTGAGTATGTAACAAGTAAAATTAATAATATAAAACCCAATGCTCCTGAGGTAGTTGGTACTGCGAAAAGAAATGCTCCTACAAAACCTGTTGATTGGTCTGACAAAGGCTCTTTAAAACAGAATTGGGGAAACATTATAGACCAGTACAAACAAAAGCCTAAAAAGAGAGCATAATTAAGGAGAAATAAAAGATGGCAACAAGTACAGGATTAGCAAACCCTGCTGCATCTCAAGCTTCAGATACAGAATTAGCTGTATTTATACCTGAAATTTGGTCGCAAGCAGTAAGAGCTTCATTCAAAAAAAACCTAGTAATGACAAATGTCGGAAGTGATTTGTCAAGTTTAGCTGCAGGTGGTGGCGATACAGTTAATATACCTTCTGTAGCAGACGTAGCAGACGCAGCTACTAAAGCACCTCACGTTCCTGTAAACTATACAAATGCAACTGAAGATTCGCTTGCATTAGCTTTAACTTCACATAAATATGCTTCAGCTATGGTCGAAGATATGGGTGCAGTTCAAGCAAATAGTGATTTATTATCAATGTATTCAGATTCTATTGGCTATAAATTAGCTTTAGGATTTGAAACAGAAGTTGAAGCTGCTTTAGCTTTAACAACTGAATGTATTAATATTGCAGGCAACACAGTTGCTAAAACTATTGATGCACTTACATTGGCTCACATTAGTAAAGTTGTGATGGAAAACGATTGTCCACTTAATGAGTGTACTTTAGTTTTAAATCCAACATTATACTCCTCTTTGTTTAGAATAGATGATTTTATTCATATTTCTAAAACAGCAAGAGCAGATGTTGCTAATGGTTTAGTTGGTAGTGTTATGGGTATGGATGTTATACTATCTAATAACATTACATCTACAAATCACAATGATGCAGTTGATTCAGATGACGGAGCATTAAACAATGCTAACGTTCTTGGTGGTTTTGTAGTTCATAGTTCTGCTTTAGCTTATGGCTTCAGTAAACAGCCTACAGTTAATTCAGAATATGACATTGACTATATTGCACACAAATTAGTGGGTGATTACATCGGTGGAGCTAAATTAGTTCAAGATGCAAGTCAAACTAAATGTTGGGGAATTGTAGAAGAAGGAACAACTGCTTGGTAGTCAGTTATAACTAACATTAACCTTATAAGGGGGATTCATTTCCCCCTTATATACTCAAATTGGAGAATCAATGAAAGATATAAAAGTAATATTTAGAGGACAAAAATGTCCTTCAGGAAAAATGACAAACACAGAATATATGGCAAGCCAAGATAGAATAGATTTATGGAAAAAAAGTGGTTTATTTGATATGGAATTAGAAATGCCTAAAAAAGAAGAAAAGAAAGCTCCTAAAAAAGCTAAAAAAGATAAAGGAGATAAATAATGAATACAAGGTCAGAATTATTTTCAATAACCTCCCTTCCTAATATCACAGAGGCAACATATTCAACAGGAGATTTAATGAAAGAAGCTAAATCTCTTACAGATGCAGTTGCAGAAAAAAACAGTTGTTCAATTTTACAATCAATTACAGCAATAGATACATCAGATACAGGTGGTGCAATTTATTTAATAATAACAGATTCCTCGCAAGACTTAGGAACAGTTGGTAGTGCAGTTAATGCTGCAGATGCAGCAGCAGATAATAGTATGGCTATTGTAGAGCTTTCTAATTGGACGGATATAGGTGGAGCTAAAGTATGTAGTAAGGGGAATATTGGTTTAGTATGTAAAGCTGCATCAGACTCAGTAAAACTATATTATGGTATAGTCAATTCAAGTGGTGGTGATATTGTTATTGGCTCAGGCGAAGATATTATCTTTCAATTTGGCTTTGTTAGAAGTTAATGGGGCTGCTTACAAATTTTAAACAAAATGATGTATTTAGAGATGAAAAGTCTTTAGCATTTGATGGCACTAATGATTTTGTAGATTGTGGTTCAAATTCAAGTTTAGATGTAGGAACTAATGACTTTAGTGTTAGTGTTTGGTTTAAAGTTTCCACTAAAGGTGGTTCTGATTATCACGACATAGTAGCTAAAGGTAATACTTTAGGTTCAGGTGATGGTTGGGGCATTTGTTTAGTTGAAAGTAATAATGCAATTTTCTTTGATACTAATGGTGATGTTGCAAGACAAAATGCAATAAGTCCTTCAGATTCTTGGGAATTTGGTAAATGGTATCACATTGTTGGAACAAGGTCAAACTCTGCAGATACTTTAAAATTGTATTTAAATGGTGTTCTTGTTGCTACAAATGCATCAGCTACAAATGATGATTTAGGAGATGCTTCTATTAATTTTAAAATAGGAACAAGTGAATCAGGTAGAGAAACAAAAGGCAATATATCAGAAGTAGCATATTATAACTCAGCATTAACCATTAATCAAGTTAAAACCATATACAATGGTAGAGAACCTTACAATCATAAAGAAGGTGTAGCATCAGGCAATTTACAGGCTTGGTATAGAATGGGTGATGGTGCTTTAGATGAATATGCACTTATAGGTGATGAAACAAATATTACATTAGGAAATAATTTAATTACAAATGGAACATTTGATGCTGATTCTGATTGGGCTAAATCAGGCTCAGGTGCAACTATATCAAGTGGACAAGCCACCTTAGATTTAGATGCTGATACTTATATATATCAAAATGTGGGAACTGTTGGAAAAGTATATAAAATGACATTTGATTTAGTTGTAACAAGTGGTGAGGTAAAATTAGGAACAAATGCAGATTTTCAATACACTTATTCAGCAGGAACATATACAAATGAAAGTGTGTATTTAATTGCAACAACTACTAATAGGTTCATATTTAGAAGAGCAACAGGTGATTTAGAAGCAACAATAGACAATGTTTCTGTGCAACAAGTAGGTGATAATGCAGGTATTATGAATAATATGTCTGCTACTGATATAGAAGGAGATACACCATAATGGATTACTCTAATAGAAAATGGGTTATAGTAAATGTATCTGATATAACAGATGAAATGATAGCAAGTGCAATACAATCATCTATGGATACATTAAGAAAAACATTAGATGGCAGTAAGGCTATATTAAAGTTTGATGGTAATACTCCAAGTTGTTTTGATGGACTAACTACTTATAATCATAGTGAGATATTAACAGAACTTGCTAAGAGTGCTTGGACTGAGGAAGAATAATGGCTAAAGAACTTACCGATATTGTAGAAGATATTAAAAAACACGAAGGCTTTGAGCCTAAAGTTTATAAATGCACAGAAGGTTATGATACTATAGGATATGGTTTTGCTATTAAAGATTTAATATTAGATAAAGATATAGCAGATCTAATTCTA